CATATCCTTCATAAACAAGGTCAATACGCGATTATACACTTCAAGGAATTGTTTATCCTTGATGGAAAATTCAGTAATATTGACGATGCTGATATAGCTAGACGAAATACGATTGCCAAGCTGCTTTCCGAATGGAAGTTGCTCGATATTGTTCCCGGTCAAACTCTTACGGATTTTGCGACCATGAACACGATTAAAATTGTTCCCTTCAAAGAAAAAAATGAGTGGACAATGGTGCAAAAGTATAGTATTGGTACTTAAAATTTAATTTGTGAGTTTTTATAGAATATGAAAGTATCCATCGGGAAATATCCCGGACCGAAATCCAAAAAAGAACGCAAGATCAACGTCAAAATCCACGAATACGACATTTGGAGTTTGGATTCGACGCTCGCTTATATCATCCTCCCGGCTCTGGAATTGCTGAAGGAAAAGAAGCACGGTTCCCCGCAAGTTAAAGATGATGACGTGCCGGAAGAACTGAAATCAACTTCGGCTCCGAAGAAAGAGAACGAATGGGAAACCGACGATAATTTTCACAAGCGTTGGGAATGGGCTCTGAACGAAATGATTTGGGCATTCTCCCAAGTCAATTCCGATTGGGAAGATCAATATTTTACCGGGGAAACAGACTTCCAATTTATCGAATTGGACGAAAAAGATTCGGACGGTGAAAGTTTGTTCGAATTGATCGATGGTCCAAATTCGACAATCAAAATTGATTGGGAAGGGCGAAAAGCTCATTTCGCTCGAATGCAAAACGGTTTCCGTTTGTTCGGAACTTATTTTACGGGGTTGTGGGATTAATTTAATATGTGTGCTATGAGCCAAGTTGGGGATTATACCTCAAAAGAATTTGAAAAGTGGATTTACAAGCCACAACCTTACACGCCGAATGTGACGGCTCCTATCGTGATCAATCCTCCTTCTCCGATCACAAGAGCAGAATTCGATGCTCTCAAGGAAAAGGTTGAACATATGATCACCTTGCTTGAAGCTGCCAAGATTTATGACGAAAAGACCGGACAACCTCATTGCGAAGTTGACGAAAAGGTTGAAGTCATTAAAAAAATTGCTGAATATTTTGGTGTTGACCTTCGTGGTGTTTTCGAGTAAATTCGAGACACTAAAAGAAATCGAGTAAATGCAAATTGAAATTTCTAGAAAGGTCGATCCGAACAAGATCGGCCTTATTCATGACGCTGTGAATTTTTATGCTAATATGCTGATTCATGGTAACACCCGCAAAATATTGAGTATTTCTATCGAGGAAATCGATAAACGATCCGCCGCTAAGGGATTTAGCGGTTCGATTGAGTGGAATGACGATTGGATAAATCCACGAGATTTTACCATACGAATCACGTCTTCCAAGCCTATGGTTTACATCCTCGAAACGATTGCTCACGAAATGGTGCATCTTCGTCAATTTGTGACCGGAGATTTGAAGCATCGATTTCGGGGCGGCAGAAAAATTCTTTGGAAAAATCAAATCATTAATACAAAAGATTTCAGTTATGACAAGCTCCCTTGGGAGCAACAGGCATATTATTATCAACATATTTTGACGCGGGAATTTATAAATTATTATGAAAGTAATCTTTGAGACTCCATTCGGTTCCCATTTGTTCGGGACCAGCACTCCTCAATCCGATTTTGATTTCAAGGGCGTCTATATTCCCGAGAAAGCCGAAATCATTCTGCCCAAAATTCCGGACGTGAAGACATTCAATACAGGCGACAAGAACACAAAGAATGTTGCCGGGGATGTTGATCGTGAGCTTTATGCCGTTCACAAATATTTTGAAATGATTGCCAAGGGCGACATGATCGCTTGTGAGCTTCTGTTTGCGCCGGTCGAGAAGATGACACAAGAATGGCAATACATTACCGAAAATCGTCAAAAGCTCTTGTCTCGTAGTGTACGGGGATTTGTTGGCTATGTTCAGCGCCAAGCAAACACTTATGGCGTTAAGGGCGAGCGGCTGAACGAAATCCGCGAAATGGTCGAATGGCTTTATGAAATACTTGGTACATATCCTGTCAAGGCTACGGATAAGCTTTCGGCTTGCTCTGGAATTGAGAATGAATTCGCTCAATTTTGTGTAAACAAGAAATTCACAAATTTTGAAATTATCAACAACAATCAGAAACCTCTTTTCCATTTGGTATGCTGCGACCGAAAGGTTCCGTTGTCTGTTTCGTTCCATGAAGCTCTGAAGATTTATGAGAATGTCGTCAACCAATATGGCAACCGTGCCAAAGCTGCCGCATCTAATTCGGGTGTAGATTGGAAAGCGATTTCTCATGCGATCCGAATCGGAGAAGAAGCTGTAGAATTGTTGTCAACCGGTTTCATTACTTTCCCTCGGCCAAATGCTGATTATTTGCTCCGCATTAAGACCGGCCAAGAGAAGTACGAAGAAATTGCCGATAGGCTCGATTATCTTTTGGCCAAGGTCGAAAATCTGTCCATGACTTCGACACTTCCGGAATTCCCGGATTTGCAATGGATGATAAGTCTTCGGGACACACTTTATGAAAATATGGTTAGATTTGAAGTGGGGTTGCGATAATGCAGGCAAAATTCAACAAATATCAATTGCGGAATGTTTACGTTGAAATGACCGATGCTTTGGAAAAGGCTCGATATGTCGTGGAAAAATCTGTTGTCGGTCAACTATACACGAAATGGGAATGGAAGAAATTCAAACATGTCACGTACTCGGTCCAGTCTTACGAAGAATGGGTTAAAAGACGTTGGCATATTATTCATGATGGTCATTTTGTTTTAGACCTGAAGAAAAATGACCCGTTTGTGAAACAGGCTTTCGATATTCACGATTCGTTTCCTTATCATATTGGTTATGTCAAGAAATATTGGGACATGGCCGATAAATCCGCAGATGGACATGTGACCCTTGATCAATCTGATTATCGAAGTATCAAGGGTTGGATTTCCTCTCATTGGTCAACAATTGGTTATGATACGGTGCTTTTGAATGACAAAACAGATTAATATAGAGTGGAAAAGTATTCTTCCGGAGAATTACAACGAAAACCGAAACGGTAAGTTTGATTATCCGACCGGAATGCATATTGAATTTTTGGTTGAAGGGAAAATCGCCAAAAGTGTCTATTATGAAACCAAGGCTTATGTAGATAAGCATTATATTCCGACCATTCCTTATTTTAATTGGTGGGATGGAAAACATTGGAATCGAATTTCTCCGGAGAAGTTTTACGAAACGGCCAAGGTACGACCAAATCAGATTGACGCCAAGGTTTGGAACAAGTACATTGATGACATTAAAATTGGTGACTTCGTAAAATTCAAAGGCCAGAGAAATTCAAGGGTTTGGAAGAAGATTATCGAAATCAAGCCCTTCACTCTCATGTGTCTTCAATACAAGAAGCCAATCGATGAAATTCAATATTTCAACGGATATGCAACAGAAACTTTGATTTGGAAAATTAAGGAAAAGGCCAATGTTTGAACTTACCCAAGACGAAAAGAGACTTGTTCTCAATCAACTTATCGATTCGTATGAATTCCTCGATTGGATGGCTTCCGTTAATCCATCGAACGCAAATCTAGTCGTGGAACGTGATTCTGTCCGTGCCCAAATCTCTAATCTTCGTGCCTCCTTTGTTAAATGATTGACTTTAACTTAAAAGTAAGTTATGATTACTATCATGGAGAATGAGGAATGAATTGTAATGAAATGCAGGGCAGTTGTTGATAGATTTGTATCGGCAAAAATTAAGAATAATTCTCTGACAATAACAGAGAAGTACCATTTCGATGACGAACCTTCGGCCATCTTTTTCCTGAATGGCCTGAAGAAACTAGATCGACGTGTTATCTCATACAAAATAGAAAGAGAATAAATGGCACAACAGTTAGATTATGATGATGTCCTAATCTCTCCGGTTTATCAGTCTCCGCTTTCGAGCCGTTCGGAAGTTGAAATGATTTGTGAATATAAGACACATTCCGGCACGGTTGGACTGTCTCCGGTCATGGCCGCAAATATGGATGGTGTTGGCACTTTTCGAATGGCTGATGTCCTTCGAAAGAATGGAATCTTGACCTGTCTGACGAAGCATTACAGCCGTCATGATTTGGTGGATTATCTGTTTCGAAAGAAGCTCGAATCGGATTTCAACGCTCCGGTGTCTATGACCATTGGAATGAGCGATCATGATTTCGAAAAATTCGAATATGTCCATAAAGCAGTTGGTCTCGATTTTCTGACAATCGATGTTGCCAATGGCCACATGGAAAAGTTCGCTCGATATGTGGACAATATCAGAACGCATCACCCACATTTGAATCTGATCGTGGGAAATGTGGCTTCCGCTGAAACATTTTCATTGTTTCAGGATATTGGTGCTTGGGCAGTCAAGGTTGGTATCGGTCCCGGCGCTCATTGTGCTACCCGAGAAAAGACCGGTGTTGGCCGCAAGATGGTTTCTCTCATTGAAGAAGTTTCGGAAGTTGCATCGTCAACTTACGTGATCGCTGACGGTGGTTGCAAGTCTCCCGGTGATGTTGCCAAAGCACTTGTTGCCGGGGCAGATTTCGTCATGCTTGGAACCATGTTTGCCGGTCATACGGAAGGTGGCGGGGAACCGGTTCTGATGTACGAACGTACAGGCGAATACGAAGTAATCAAGGCTCCGACCCGAAACAGTCACGGTGAATATCGGGAAATTATTCGTGCCGTCGAATATCGTCAATTTTATGGGATGTCTTCGGATGTTGCCATGGAAAAGCATCATGGCGGCATGGCAAATCATCGAACAAGTGAAGGCAAGGTTTCTCTAGTGCCGTTCAAGGCCGGAGTGCAATCGACAATCGATGATATTTTCGGGGGACTTCGTTCAACCTGTACCTATACGGGTGTATCGAATCCTCAACATCTTTTTATGGCAAGTTTTGACAGGGCACTTTAATGACTAAGCTTACAATTTCGACTGAAGGCCGGGGATTCGTTTGTGATGACAAATCACGTCCCGGCTCTCCTCCGGTTGGTCGCGGACGAACATTCAAGGAAGCGATTGGAGATTTCATCATCAACAATCAAAGCTTTGAATTGGTTTTCACTCCGGATATGGCAACCACTCTTAAGCGCTACAATGCAACCCAATTGAGAAAACGATGAAAGCTGTTATATTCATTATTTTACTTCTTGTCTTTACGGCTGCAATTGGTTTTTTGATATCTTTTGTCGGCGGTCATATATTTTTGGCCATGGGATTTAAATTGTCTTTTCCGAGTTTCTTTCTCGGAACGATAGAGACTATTATAAATGTCATAATCGGTTTGACGGTAGGGCTGTTGGTTGGATCGTCGGACGACGAATAAAAGCCATGCATTTCTGCATGGCTGATAATCATGACTTTTTAAGTTCTAAATATTAGAGTGGTGGCCCGATATCGTCGGGATTTTGATTGTCATCTTTTCCGAAGTCGTAACCGCTCTTTGCGTTTTCGACTTCAAGGCGTCCTCTTTGCCATCTGTTGACACCAAGGATAGCTCCGATAGCCAGATAAAAGGTTCCGGTTCCATCCATCGTCAACGGTTTCCATGGGGCAATAGCTATACCTGATTTTATCATTCCTAGAACAATTCCGGGAGCAATGATAAAATCAAATAAAATAATTGCTATGAAAGCCCATGCCAAGGCAGAAAGCCAAGCTTTGTGAAAATATGAATTTTCGTCATTCATTGTATTAATCCTTTAATTTAGAATATTTATGGAACGTTATGTTTAGAAAAATTGAGAAATATAGAAAGTATCGCAAGACCGTAGACGAACTATCGCGAATAGACGATAGGACTCTTCGGGACATTGGAGTTTCCCGTTGCGATATTAAAAAGTTAGCAAGAGAATCAATTTAAGGGCTTCGGCCCTTATTTTTATTGACAAATACAACGAAATATATTATTTAAAATAAATGCAATCATACTACACTTACGTACATCAAGACAGAGGAAAAATTAAAGTTAGAGGTTGGAGAAACGGAAGACGATTTCAGGATACCGTTTCATATAAGCCATATCTTTTCCTCCCTACCCGAAATCCCGACTCAGATTCTCCCTATCGTACTCTAGACGATAAAATCGTTGAAAAAATGGACTTCGATTCCATTTCCGACGCACGAGAATTTATCAAGAAATATAATGACGTTGGAAATTTTAATATTTACGGCTCGACTCTATGGCCGTACGTGTTCATTTTCGACCGCTATCAACATTGCCAATACGATCCGAAAGAAATCTCGGTAGGCAATTTCGATATCGAAGTGTACGCGCCGGAATTTCCGGACCCGTACAAAGCCAATTGGCCGGTATCTGCGATCACCATTGAAAAGAATGGCAAAATCTATGCCTTGGGTATGAAGCCATTTCAAAACAATGATCCGGATGTTACCTATATTCTCTGTCTGACTGAAGAAGAATTACTCGCCGCTTTCATTGAATTGTGGGTTAAGCTCGATTTCGATGTTGTGACCGGTTGGAACATTGACTTCTTCGATATTCCCTATCTTGTGAATCGAATCCGTAAAATTCTTGGGGATGATTACGCTTTGTTTCTTTCACCATGGAAGAAAATTGAAGAGCGTTCGGTCAAGCAACAATATGGCGGCGAAAAGCTGACCTACGATCTTGTTGGAATTACCTCTCTTGATTATCTTCCTTTATATAAGAAGTTTTCTTTTGGTAATGAAGAATCCTATACCCTGAATAACATCGCTTCTGTGGTTGTCGGGGAAAAGAAACTGGATTATTCCGAATACGAATCGCTTGCCGATTTGTACGAAAGAAACTTCCAACTCTATCTTGAGTATAACATTCGAGACGTGAAGCTCGTTACCAAGATCGACCAAAAGCTAGGCTTTATTCAGCAAGTATTTGCTATCGCTTACGACTCTTGCGTCAACTTTGCTGATACCTTTACTTCGGTGAAGATTTGGGAAATCATTATGCACAATTACTTGCTTGGCAAGAATATTGTGTCTCCTCAGAAAACCAAATCCGAGAAAGAAAAGCAGATCGCCGGAGGTTTCGTCAAGGAACCGATACCGGGGCGTTATATTTGGCCGGTTAGTTTCGATTTGGACAGCCTGTATCCGCACTTGATCATGCAATACAACATTTCGCCCGAAACCCTTGTCGATACCCTTGACGAATTGCCGTCAAATGAAAGCTCGCCTGTACGTCTCCTAGAGGGGTTTATGACTCCGGAACGTACGGCCCAACTGAAAGCGGCAAACCTCTCCCTGACTGCCGGAGGGGCTTTGTATAGCAACGAAAAACAGGGCTTCGTACCTTACCTTATGGAAAGAATGTATGAAGACCGAAAGACCTATAAAACTAAAATGCTAGCGGCCAAGGATGATCTTGTGGCTATCGAAGCAGAAATGAAAAAACGTGGATTAAAATTATGAGAAAAATTTATGTAAGTTCTGACCCGCACTTTTGTCATAAGAGAATATTGGAATTTACCGGGGACGATGGAAAGTTGATCCGAGGTGATAAATTCAAGTCAATCGAAGAACACGATGAATATATCGTGTCTCAACACAATTCGGTTGTGGGTAAGGAAGACTTGTGGTATTGTCTTGGGGATGTATATTTCAATGACCAAAAGCGAGCAACCGAATTGCTTGCTCGAATGAATGGTACGAAACGTTTGATCCTTGGAAATCACGACGATGGCAAGGATAAGGTGCTTCAACTCCATTTCCAAAAGATTTTGGTCTGGCGAGTGTTCAAGGAATTCAATTGTGTCTTGACACATATTCCGTTGCACGAAACTTCCATTAACGAAAAAGTGCAATACAACATTCATGGTCATATCCATCAAAATCTATCCCCGACCGATAAGCATATCAATCTTTCTATGGAAGCTCTAGACGATTACAAGCCAATCCTTCTTGAAGAATTGATGGGAGATATAGCAGCTATCAACAAGAGTTTGATGGGCAAGTAATGTATTTTATTACGCTTGTTTTTGTGGCTTGGAATACAATGAGTGGTGGTTTCGTGAATGTGACGACCACTTTTGATACCGTGGAAAAATGCCATATTGCTCAACACGATTTGGAAACTTCTTTAAATCCAGATGGATCGATATACCATGGATTTAAAATTATTACGAGTAAATGCTACTAATTGGATTTAAGTAAACTGACAAACGAAGAGCTTATTGCTCTTCGTCGCGAAAAAGAAATTGAGATTTCAAAATCTCACAACATGCAGATGGCCAAGAAGATTCTTCTAAACTCCTGTTATGGAGCGATGTCGAATCCTTACTTTCTTTATTATTCTGACGTTCTTGCTGAAAGTATTACTCTTTCGGGACAGCTTTCCATTCAATGGGTTTCGAAATACATCAACGTGTATCTTAACAAATTGCTCGGGACGACTGACAAGGATTTCATTATCGCAAACGATACTGATAGCTGTTATGTCAATCTTGAAGCAATCGTAATGAAAGTTATGCCGCACGAAACCGATAAATTTAAAATTGTGGAATTTATCGATAAGCTTTGCAAGACTAAGATTGCGGACGTGATTGCACAGGCATATGAAGACCTTGCAACCATGATGAATGCGTTTTCTCAGAAGATGAGAATGAAACGCGAAAACATCGCAGACATGGCAGTTTGGACGGCCAAGAAGCGATATATCATGAACGTCTACGACTCCGAAGGTGTTCGATACAAAGAGCCTAAAGTCAAGGTCGTGGGTATTGAAGCCGTTCGGTCCAGCACTCCTTTCGTGGTGCGTGAATACATCAAGAAAGCCCTTGATTTGATCGTGGCGGATGATGAATCCAAGCTTCATGATTACATCAAGCATTGCCGTCAAGAATTCGGAACACTTCGTTTCGAGGAAGTCGGCAAGCCATCGGGCGTAAAGGGAACAGTTGATTATTTCGACAAATACAACCTTTACCGAAAAGGGACTCCGATACACGTTAGAGCTTCCTTGATTTATAATAAAATCATCCAAGAAAATCAGTTGGATAAGAAATTTCCCGTTATCAGTGACGGGGATAAAATCAAATTTTGTTATATGAAAATGCCGAACCCGCTCCGCGAAAACGTCTTTGCGGTTTCGACTGTCCTTCCGTCTCAATTACAACTTGAAAAATATATCGATTATGACAAGCAATTTGAGGTGGTCTTTATTTCTCCCCTGAAAAAAATACTTGATGCCATTGGATGGACAACCGAAAAGGTATCGAGTTTGGAATCTTTCTTTATTTAAGGATATATTATGAGTGAAAGAATTGGTGGCTGGATACAAACAAATCAAGGGGTGGCTTTCTATCCCCTTGACCCCCGGCCCGAAGAAATTCTAATTATTGATATTGCAAAGTCTCTTTCGATGCAATGTCGCTATGCTGGACATTGTGAGGAATTCTATTCCGTGGCCGAACATTGCTGCCTTATGCATGATGCCATCGAAGATGAATTCAAGGCACAAGCATTGATGCATGATTCTTCCGAAGCTTATCTTGTCGATCTTCCGAGACCGATCAAGGCAATGTTGCCCGATTACAAGGCCATCGAAGCAAATCTTGAAAAGGCAATATTTGCAAAATTCAAGATTCCTTATCCATTTCATCCGCGTGTCAAGGAATTCGATAATAGAATTTTGATGGATGAAAAGGAACAGAATGTTACTATCGGTCCCGATTGGGGATGGTCCGAAGAACCTCTAGGAGTGATTCTCAGATTTTGGGAACCGGATGAAGCAATGTATCAATTTATGCTTCGATATCACAAGACTGTTGCTCCGCTTTTAAAATAATTTAATTTTTTAATTCATCATCCCTCTTTCGTATCACTCGATAAGTATCTCACGGTTTAACCGGAAATACTGAAGATACGAAAGAGAAATATGAATAAAGAGTTAATAAACAAAATCAAGAAAAATTCCAGCAACGAATTGCTGGCTCCCCTATCGAATTCTAAAATCCACGGTCATAAGGACGTTATTCCCACTCCAATTCCAATGCTTAATGTTGCATTGTCGGGTAGTCTTGATGGTGGTCTTACAGCCGGTCTCACAGTTATTGCCGGTCCTTCCAAGCATTTCAAAACTTCATATGCTCTTTTGATGGCTTCTGCTTTTCTAAAGAAATATCCGGAGGGTGTTATTCTTTTTTATGACACGGAATTTGGAGCTACGGCAGAATATTTCAAGAGTTTTGGTATCGATCCGGAAAAGGTTGTTCATATTCCGGTTGTGAATGTTGAAGAATTTACTTCCGAATGTGTTCGCCAACTTCACTCTTTGAAAAGAGAAGATAAGGTTTTCATTCTTGTTGACTCGATTGGTAACATGCCATCTAGAAGAGAATTAGATAACTCTCTTAATGAAAATTTTGCGCAAGATATGTCCCGCGCAAAGTCTATCAAAGCTTCTTTCCGCCAAATGACGAGTTATTTGAATACTAAAGATGTTCCTATGGTGGCGATCAATCACACTTACCAAACACAGGAACTATATTCAAAAGCAGTCGTTTCCGGGGGAACGGGTATCTATTACTCGGCGGATACCATTCTGATCATCGGTCGTCAACAAGACAAAGATGGCACGGAAATCAAGGGCTGGAATTTCGTAATCAACATTGAGAAATCTCGTGTTATTAAAGAAAAAATGAAAATCACGATTAATGTATCGTATGAAACCGGAATTATGAAATGGTCCGGTTTGCTGGAAAATGCTCTTGAGGGGCAATATGTCGCAAAGCCTTCTAATGGTTGGTACTCGAAAGTAAACCAAGAGACAGGCGAAATGGAAGACAAGAAATATCGCGAAAAAGACCTGATTAATAATGGGGAATTTTGGAGAGAACTTCTTGCTAATACTGATCTTGCGAAGTATATTGAAGATAAATTCACGTTCGGAAAAGGTCTCATGATTCAGGACGATGAAATTCCCCTTGAAAATTTAACTAATGACAATGAAGGTGAGGAAGAGTAATCTTCCTCTTACTTTGAGGAACTATGATCGAAAATACAATCCTTTCCAGCCTAATCTTTAATGAAGAATATACTAGAAAAACTCTTCCTTATATCAAAGAAGAATATTTCAATGAAACGTCCGATAGATTGCTTTTTAGCATCATCGATTCTTTCTTCAAGAAGTATAATAAAATGCCAACGAAGGAAGTTCTTTCGATTGAGCTTGAAAATTACTCTGTTTCCCAAGACGTTTTCGAAGACTGCGCGGTTAAAGTTAATTCATTCGAAAAAAGTGAATCCGCCCTCGATTGGCTCGTTGACAACACAGAAAAGTTTTGCCAAGATCGGGCTATCTACAATGCCGTCAAGGAAGGGATTCAAATCCTTGACAACAAAAGCTCCAAAGACAAAGGGGCTTTGCCGCAACTTCTTGCGGACGCTCTAGCGGTCTCATTCGATCAAGAAATCGGCCACGATTATTTCGAGGATTTCGAAGCTCGTTTTCGTTCATATTACGAAACAACTTCAAAGATTCCGTTTTCAATCGAACTTCTCAACAAAATCACATGTGGAGGACTGGATAGAAAAACACTTAATATCTTTCTTGCAGGAACCGGGGTTGGTAAATCTCTGTTCATGTGTAATGAAGCAGCCTTCAATCTCATGGAAGGAAAGAATGTAGTCTATTTCACCATGGAAATGTCCGAAAAGAAGATTTCAGAACGTATCGACGCCAATCTATTGGATATCGATATTTCTGAAATGAAAAATATTCCTTTCGAAACATTATCTCGCAAACTGAAAAAGTTACAGGAAAAGAAAGTTGGTCGCCTTATTGTCAAGGAATATCCAACGTCTTCGGCTCATGTCGGTCACTTCCGTTTCTTTCTTAATGAATTGAAGACCAAACGAAATTTTGTACCCGATGTCATTTATGTGGATTATTTGAATATTTGTGCTTCGTCACGTATGAAGCCGGGAGTTGTCAATTCATATACATACATTAAGGCAATTGCTGAAGAGCTAAGAGGTTTGGCGGTCGAATTTAATGTTCCGCTTATTTCGGCTACACAGGTCACTAGATCGGGCTTTAATTCTTCCGATATCGAGTTGACCGATACCTCCGAATCGTTTGGTTTGCCTGCTACCGCTGACTTGATGATTGCTCTGATTTCAACCGATGAATTGGAAGAAATGGGCCAAATCATGATGAAGCAACTTAAGAACCGCTACGGAGATTTGAATTATTTCAGAAAATTCTTTGTAGGTATTGACCGACCAAAGATGCGTATATTCAACGTAGCTAATGACAACGAAGAAAAAGACGATAGACCCGTATTCGACAATACGGATTTTGGAGAAAATTCTGATAATGACCTCGGCAATAAACTCAAAACATTACGCTTCTCATGAAGATGAAATCGCATATGCTCACATGAAAGAACCTGTCAATATTTCCGAATATGAAGGTTTCTTTGAAATAGATGAAGAAAAGATTCTCTCTTACTGGTTTAAGCAAGAGAAAAATCAAGAAGAAAAGAATGACTATGACGCCATTCTTTTTCGAGCCAAGTTCTTCGAACGTCACGGTTTAACAGCACGTTACTATAGCAACCTGACCGGCACACAGATATTTGTAACCTCACAAGAATTTACTAATGGAAAGTTTCACTAATGACTGATCATGAAGAAAATATATTGGATGATGCAATCGAAGCCTATATGCAATCACGCGATTATGAACAATATTTTAGGGGCGTGACCAAGGCTATGTTCAAGGAAGAGATACTAAATAGTCCTAGTTCCATGAAAAGTTTCATGAAAAGTTATTGGGATAATAAGCTTGGCAATAGTCCATCGAAATAATGACTTAAGAGATTGTGGCGCATCAACCATTGCGTCACAATCGAAATTGTCTATTGGAGGACAGCCGGTTGCTCTCGTCGGGGATGTCGAATCTCATGGCGATGGTGCTTTTAATCCGAATGGTGTCACTGTTACTTTTTCCGGAAAATCTTTAATCCGAGTTGGGGATTCGGCCACGGTCGATTCCCTTCTTCATGCTGACACCCAAGCCGTGACCGGCTTTTCTAAGTTTTCTATTTCCTAATGATCAATCACGACGAATTTGTACAAATTGTTGCGGGCGCAAGCCAAGCAAACATCAACCTTTATTACACGCCTCTAGTTAATGCAATGCAGGAATTTGGTATCGATACCGATGAAAGAATCGTCATGTTTCTTTCTCAGGTCTTGACCGAATCCGGTTGTCTTTCCGTCGTCGTTGAAAATCTAAATTATAGTGTCGAAGGACTCCTTAAGACATTTCCGAAATATTACAGAAATGTAACAGAAGCAACAGCACATGCCCGACAACCGACAAAGATTGCTTCCCGCGTCTATGCCAATCGTATGGGCAACGGTAACGAAGCTTCTCAGGATGGTTGGAAATTCCGTGGTCGTGGTCTGATCCAGATCACCGGGAAAAACAATTACGTTGCTTTCGGAACAAAGATTGGCGTCGATCTAACGGCCAATCCTTCCTATCTCGAAACCCCCGAAGGGGCAGCACGTTCCGCTGCTTGGTTTTGGTGGGTAAACAATCTCAATCGTTTTGCTGATGCTCACGATATCGTTGGTTGCTCTCATGCGGTCAATGGTGGCAATAATGGTTTGGACGAACGTCAAAAGTATTACAGTCGAGGAATGGCCATTATCAATGCCACGACTCCTGTCAACACCTCAACTTTCACCACACTTTCTATCGGATCAACCGGTCCCGCCGTGGAAGAAATCCAGCACATTCTTGGTATTACGGCAGATGGTAAATTTGGTCCCGGAACTGCTAGCGCAGTCAAGGATTTCCAAACCCGAAATGGTCTAACCGCTGATGGTGTGGTTGGACCAAAAACCTATGCTTTAATGAAGGAATAAAATGAACCAGCTTACCCTAATTATTTTTGGGGTACTTCTTTTGGTGATTGCGGGAGGAACCGCATATCACTTCTACGAAGTCTCCGAGAATTCCAAGCAAATTCAACAACTCAATAATGATAATAATCAGTTGAAGTTGAATAACAAGACCTTGGACGATAACAACAAATCTTTGACAGATGCAGTCAATCAAAATGAAGCAACGATCAAAGCTCAACAAGACAAGACGCAACAACTTCTTGACTCCCAACAACAATTGTCAAATTCGCTTTCATCCGCCGAAGCTGAAAGCTACGAACGTACTGCAAAGATCAAGGATGGTCCTTCGATCCAAAGTTCAATTGACAATCCCGACGAAGTAGAAAAACAAATTAATGATGACTATACGGACCTTACTAACCAGCTTATTTCTATTACTTCTGACAGCGGCAGTAAGTAGTTGTACCACGGAGTCTAAGATTGTTCCGGTTGTTCCAATTCAAGTAACAACGGCTCCTCTTAAGAATATCACTCCGAAACAATCTCATCCGAGACCTTTGCAACTTAAGAACCCAAAGTTCTACGTTGTGACAGAGAAGAATTTTGATGATTTCAAGAAGAGATTTCTGACAAATAATAAAGATTTTGTATTCTACGCGATTAGTCCGGATGATTACAAAGTAATTCTTGGCAATGAAACGGAAATGCTTCGTTATATTAAACAAGATAATGCAATTATAGTATATTATGAGAAAAATTTGAGTAATGGAAAATAGTATTTGTAGATTTATCGGGGATATTCATGGCAACATGAACATCTACGTGAACGAATTGATTAAAGATTGTCCCCAATCTATTCAGGTTGGGGATTTTGGTATTGGATTTGTTCGCAACCCGACTGAAGTATATGACTTCGACAATCATAAATTTATTCGAGGAAATCACGATTTCCCATATGGATGCACTTTAGAACCAAACTATATCGAGGATGGCCACGTTGAAAAGATCGCGAACACAAACGAAGATATAATGTTTATCGGAGGAGCTTATTCTATCGATAAGCCTTGGAGAACTGAAGGAATAGATTATTGGTCTGATGAAGAGCTTTCTTATGATGCTCTGAATTATATGATTTCAAAATATATCATGACCAAACCGAAAGTTCTGATCGCTCACGAAGTTCCTCAATTTCTGACAAAACATTTCGGAATAAAAATCTTCGATATTCCTTCTAGGACTCGGGATGCTTTAGACGAAATGTTTCATTATCATAAGCCTGAACTTATGATTAGCGGACATTGGCATTTCGCATTCGATCAAGTTATTGATGGTTGCCGACATATCATTCTAGACTGCAATCATTACATTGATATTGATCTTGCTGGCGATTGTCGCGAAAACGTGCAGGTCGCTCCCAAGTAATACAAAATGTACTAAAATCAAGGAGCTTCGGCTCCTTTTTTGTTGACTTATTGATTTCTTCGGTTAGATTGAAAGAAATTAAAAGAGGATTCGTTATGAAGAAATTTATAGTTGGCGGTTTTGTCCGTGATCTAGTTATGAACAGAGTTCCGAAAGATCGGGATTGGGTTGTGGTTGGTTCTTCGGAAGAAGAAATGCTTTCGCTCGGTTTCAAGAAAGTTGGCGCTGATTTTCCTGTCTTCCTTGATGACAAGGGCGAGGAATACGCTCTGGCAAGAACCGAACGCAAGACCGGTCCCGGATATCATGGCTTCGAAGTCAACACGCAATCCGTTTCTCTTGAACAAGACCTTGCCCGCCGTGACCTGACAATCAATGCTATGGCCTTGGATGAAGAAGGCAACGTTTACGATTTCTTCGGAGGGTTAGAAGATATCGATAACAATCTTCTTCGTCACGTCAATGATGAAGCCTTCAAAGAAGACCCGGTTCGTGTTCTTCGGATCGCTCGGTTTATGGCTCGATGGCCATCATACTCCGTCGCAAAAGAAACCAAGGCTCTTTGCCGGGAAATGGTTGCCAATGGTGAATTGGCTCATCTGACTCCGGAACGTGTCACGGCAGAAATGATGAAGGCTCTTTCGGAACAACTTCCGTCACGTTTCTTCTATTTTCTACGAATGGTTGGGGCGCTTGAAGTTGTGTTTCCGGAAATCCATGCTCTGATCGGTGTCGAGCAACCCTATGATCATCATCCGGAAGGTGATGCATTTATCCATACCATGATGGTGCTGGACGATTCCTCGGCTTACGTTGATGCAAAAGCTTTGGATAACTTTTGTGCGCTTGTCCATGATCTTGGCAAAGCTGCGACTCCGAAAGACAAATGGCCGCATCATTACGGCCATGAAGAAGCCGGTTATTGGATCGTGCAAACGATGGCCGAACGTTTGAAGCTGCCCACGGAATTCCGTGAACATGGGGCTTTGGTCGCTCGCTATCACATGCATATCCATAAATTCCATGAATTGAATCCGAAAACAATCGTCAAGATGTTTGAAGATTTGAAGGGTAAAGTGAATAAGAGAATTTATGAAATTCTGCCATCGGTTTCATATTGTGATGCTCATGGCCGAACTTCTTTTCATTCGGAGAAGCCTTATCGCAATGCTGCATGGGCGGAAAATACTTTTGAGCTTCTGTCTGAAGTGAAACTTTCGAGTTATTTTTCTCCGGAGGAAATCAAAGAAATGTCAGTTGACAAAATCAAAGATTTTCTTTATAGAAAGAAGATTGAAGTTGTGAAAGAAGTAAGGAAACATCGTGCCGACAGTGAATCACGTTACGCATCTAGAAGACAAGCTTCTGACTGGCCGGAATGGTTTCGAGACCAGCTTAAGGATTTTGACCCTTCTAAAAAATAGGGATTTCTCCCATTTCTCTTTGAAATGGGATGGCGCTCCTTCTGTCTTTGTTGGTCGTTGCCCTCGTGACGGCCAACTTTTTGTTGCCAAAAAATCTATATTCAACAAGACTCCTATTCTTTATAAGAATTTTGGAGAAATTTACGCGCATATTTCCAATCCGGAATTGCGCAAGAAAATGTGCGATCTTCTGAGATATTTCAAGAATTTCGAAATCGATGGAGTTATTCAGGGTGATATCATGTTTTCCAGCCGGGAAGAGATTGGCTTTGCTGAATATGACTTCTCCGAACATCTGATGATACACGCCAATCTGATTTGTTATAGCATTCCTTTTGCATCGATCCTTGCCCGCGAAATCATGTTGCAAGAATGCATGGGGTTTGCTCCTCATACGATGTATGACATTGACGAGAACTATCAGTTGACCATGAAGCCGCTGGAAACAATGGAATTCCCGAAAGGTGTCGTGGTCTTCGGGAATCGAATCAATACCTTCCCTCGGGATGCATCAACTGAAATCTATCTTGATCCTCTTGAGGATTGGTCTCATGAATTCGACACGGCATATTTCAATAGTTTCGTTAGAGACGGAAAACCAT